CATTTTATTAGGATATTGTTCTTCTTTAACACATCCTGATAAAGTCACTATAAAGATTAATATTAATAAAATAAGAATAGTATAGTATTCAAATTTTTTAGATCTTTTTATATTTTCTCTTCCCAGTACTAGTGGTTTTAATTCACATTGACATTCATTACAAGAACAGCTTTCGCAAAAGGTTTCACTAACATAATACCCTTTACCTAAACAATGACAACGATGTCCACATGTTTTACAATATTTTTTCATTTTTTCATCATTTCGTTCATGTGATTATATACTCTGCCAAACTGTTCGTTGATCATGTAAAGTTCAGATTGTATTGCAGCAGTTTTTTCTTTTAAATCAACTACAGAAATTAGTACCCAAGTACTTAAACCTAATAATATTCCTGCAAATGCTCCTACTACCCATTTTATGTCTATGTTCATATATATTACCCATAAATATCCCCCCAGGTTTTACCAGATTCATAATCAACTTTGTTGGGGACGGCTAGTGTAACAGCATTTTCCATGATCTCAACAATTTTTTTTGCATGTTCAGGAGATTCTACAGATAAATCTAATTCATCATGAATTTGAATATGTGCTACAATTCCTTCTTTATATAACTCTAACATAGATTTTTTAGTCATATCTGCAGCAGATCCTTGTATTAATTTATTTAATGCTTTATAAGTATAAGCTCTTTTAATCCCTGGTCCATGTTCCCTGAGTGCATCTTCATGACTCATTGCTTTGTGCATACCAAACATATTTGGTTCCCATAAATGAAACCTACATAATCTACCAAGAAGCGTTCTTATTCTACCAGATTCTTGTGCTCTATTGGATGCAGAGTTCATCAGTTGTTTTACAAAAGGAACTTTAGCATGATATTGATCAAATAATTCTGCTGCTTTATCTTTAGACACTCCAAGTTCTGCTTGTAGTTTAGCTTTACCCATTCCATAAAATAATCCTAAATTAATAGTCTTAGCTTGTGATCTAGGTATTTTAGCCATGTCAGCAACGGTTTGATGAAAGTCCGTTCCAATATCATTTTTATATTGTTCCACTACATCATAAACAGATGGGAAATTATGTAATGCAGCATAATGAACTACGAGTCTTGGTTCTTGCTGTGAATAGTCAAAACATCCCCAAGTACAACCTTCTTCTGGTAAAAATAAAGATCTAATTTGTGGTCCAAGATCCTTGTTCCTTGCTGGAAGTTGCTGCAAATTAGGATTATTATAACTAAATCTACCAGTCACGGTTCCTCCAGCATCAGATCGAATCTGATTTATTTCAGCATGAATTCTTCCTTTATGTTCAAATTTAATAATTTGATCAATAAAAGTAGTATGAGCCTTGTTTATTTCTCTAGCTTTTGCTATCTTCTGTACTAAAGGATGACTATGTTCTTGCAAAAAATTTTTAGTAAAGGATGGTGCTTGTGACTTTTCCGTTCTATCATAAGATAAAGAAAGTTTGTCAAACACTTTGGCAATCGATCTTGCTGCCCATATTTCAGTATCTAGTCCTGTTTCTTTTTTCACTTCTAGTAATAACTGCTGCTCTTGTTTTAATAATTGTTGTTTCAATAGGTGAGCTCTTTCTACATCAACGCGAACGCCTTTAAATCTCATATCTACTAGACAAGGAAATAAATCTGTTTCTAAATTAAAAATAGATTCTATGTCTTGATGAATAATTTCTTTTTTAAATATCTGCCAAAGTTCTAATGTCATCTCCGCATCTTTTTCAGCATAAGAACCTACTTCCATGGCAGGAAGTTGCCACATATCTGCTTTAGGATCTAGTCCTCTTGACTTAGCTGCCTCTACTAATAATGCTTCTGATTTACCATATCCAAGATAATCCCAACCCAATGAATTTAAAGTATAAGCAAATCTATTTTCATCAATTAGACTTGCTGCAATCATGGTATCTACAATTAAACCATTGATTTTTATACCTAAATTACGTATCCAACATACGTCATACATTGCATTATGAAATATTTTAATGGCATCGGTTGCCATAGTATCTTTAAACCATTCCAATACTCTTCTCTTATCCATGTTGGGCCCTGATCCGTGAGCAATGGGAAAATAAAATTTTCTTCCAGGAACAGCAACAGCAATACCTACTACTTCACCATTACCAATAACCGATCCCGATCCTTTTGATTTTAAATCAGGATCTCTTGTTTCTAAGTCAACTGCAATCTCATCATAACTTCTTAAATCAGGAAGTTCTTCCGGTTCAATCCATTCTGTCTGTGCTTCAAATAAAGGTACTTTCATTTTCTTAGCCTTTCTATTTCTAGTTCACAGTAATGAATAATTTTTTTAAGATCTTCAATACCATTTTTATCTTTATATCTAACTACATATTTAATAACATTTCCTTGAAAAAAGGAAAGATTGTTTTCTGTTATAAATGTATAAGGTTGTATTTTATGTTTAGAATAATGATCTCCTCCTTCTTGTCTCTCGGAAGGAAATATTCTATCTAAGTCTGCTTTTGTTGTCATAATTGATATCCATACCTTTCTTTTTTTGCTGATAATAAAAATAAATTATCTGAACATCTAGTAACACCTACATACCATACTCTATGTTCCTCGTCCAGTTTGTCTGTATTTAAGGTCAGTGCATTTCTAATTTGTCTTGCATTGTCTAATACTAAAATAACATTTTCACATTCTCCACCTTTGGCTGCATGTATGGTAGATATTTCTATATTAGGTTCTTCACTTAATTTTTCACCATTAGCTAACATGTTTCTAATATATAAACATTCAGATTGATTAGCATTGGTAAATGCTTCAAACCATGTCAACGTTCTTTTAAATCCAAGATCTTCCATTACTATTTCTGTTTTATTTTTGAATCTACTTTCATCATAATCAACACTTAGATAATCATATATATCTTTACAATCAGATACATTAATCTTCTCTCCTTTACATAGAAGAGTCCAATTTAATATGGATTTATATAATTTTTTATCATAACTTTTTCCGTAAAAAGGTGTTCTATTATAATTAAAATAAACATTTCTTTCTTTCAATAAGGTAGCAATTTCTAATGCTCTATAAGTAGTCCTTGTTAATATAAGCCATTTATTTTTAAATAAATTAACTTGATCTATATTATGAATTTTTTGTACAGATCCTTCTATTATTTTATTAGTTACTTTATCTTTTTTAGGAAAATATTTTTTTATCTTTCTAGGTCCTCTAATCCTATCTATGATAACTTCTGATATTTCTTGTATAGCTCTAGGGACTCTTGAAGATTGATCTAGTACAGTTTCTTCTGCTTCTTCATAAATAAATCTATTTACATCTGCACCAGCCCAGGCAAAGATGGCCTGGTCATCATCTCCTGCTAAATAAATATCTTTTGCTTTTGTCTTTAATATATCAAACATCTGCCATTGAATAGGAGATAAATCCTGTGCTTCATCTATAAAAATGGCTTCAAAAGATGGAGATTTTTCATGATTCTCTTTATGTAGAAAATCTTTAATCATATCAGTATAATCAACTAAGTCATTCTGTTTTTTAAAATAATCTAGTTGCATACTTATCTGTAAAAGAATATCCTTATTGATTTTTCTACTCCATTGATTTGAATTAAATTCTTCTAACACAGATATATTTTTTACTTGTGCTTTTGTTATTAATTTGAAATACTCATTGTCACAATTTAAATAAAAATTTCCTTCTTTATTAGAATCAAATGCTACTCGAATACTTAGTTGTTCTCCAATTTGTTCATAATGAACTGGTTGCATAACTCTGTCTTCCGATAATCCTAATGTATTAAATGCAAAAGAATGTAGCGTTTGAAAATATCTTAAATCAGATTTTTTCATACCATGATAATTCTCTATCATTCTATCTTTAGCTTCATTTGCAGCTTTTTTAGTGAAAGCAAAATAACCTATTTTTGTTGGGCTAATTCCTTTTTGCAAATATTCTCCCACATAATTTAATAAAGTAGTTGTTTTTCCTGTTCCTGGAGGTCCTAATACTTTCTTAATCATTACATTATATCCTCTTTACTTGGCATAGGTACTACTTGTTTATTTGATTCTTCTCTAATAAAATATTTTTTAGGCATAACCACTACATCAATAGGTGGATTAGATTTTTTATCAGTCGCCTTTTTAGGAAATCTTTTTGATACATCATGTTTAGCTTCAAACAATCTAGTCATTAATTCGGTTGTCTTTAATCTATTCTCTTTCCATTCTCTATTCTTAATATGGTCAAAGAAAGGGGTAAATTTAAAATATACTTCTTCTTTTTCAAACAATACTGCACCGCTTTTAAAAGAAACATCATTCTTAGCTTCTGGTCCATTTACCCAATCTATTAATTCTTGCTCTAAAATACCTTCTAATGTTGCGCTCTTAGGAGGTTTAATTATTTCAGGATTTTTAGTAGAAAATAAAACATCAATTACCGATTCTTGGTATTCCCATTGTTTAACCATAGGAGGTACAAATCCTGCAGCATTACCTATTAAATTTCTCATCTCTAATTGGTTAGTTATCTGTCTTATGTTTTTAGCTCTACAACTAATCACACCAGATCCATCTGGCTTTTCGATATTAAAAGTATACTCTGGTTCCGGATAATCATATTTCTGTAGCCCAGATACTTTAGGATATCTTTTTTTCTTATCCGATAAGATACCAAACTGTCTTTTGATACATTCTGATTTAATGCAAAAATCTTTTATTGGATCTTCATTGCAAGTATGTCCTTTAGTTTCTTTTCTCCATGATCTTATTTTAACTTCTACTTTTTTATCATCCCAATTTTTGTCATATTCAAAATAATTTCTAGCAGCTTCTTTTACCTTTTCTTCCCAATTGTCCGGATATGCTTTCTTAGCAAACACCATGTAGTTATATAAAAATCTATCTCTACCATCGACTAATTTGTTTTTAGTCATGATTTGGAGACAAGGAGGACCTTCTGAAAATTCATCATTTCCTCCTGTTAATAATGTTTTGATATGTTTTTTGTTGAACTCTTCAATAGATTCTTCTGTTTGTAAATTTACTTCTATTACCTGAATAAATTGTTCAAAGGTAAAAGTTCCTCCATTTGGATTTAATGCTACTCTCTCTGTTTTATTGAAGTACGGTAAATTAATAAAATGTCCATAATCTGGAGTACCGTCTGATTTCGTTGATAATTCTGTTTCTTTTGGATATATTTCAATATTAGATGGAAGACCAAGGGTAATCAATATCTTGTCAAAAAAATTTCTTATAAATAATGCAGATACTTTTTCTTTAAAAAATACACAGAGATGAAGTCCACCGCTTTTAGATTTTACAGGTATGACTGGTAAATTATATTTAATAATTAAATCTATATATTTTTGAAAAGGAAAATTTTTATAACTATGTTGTTTATCATCAATATCAATTGCTCCGAATCTTGCCTTACCTTCTTCATCACATGGTTGAATACCAATAGCTCTTTTACCTTCTAAATGTTGTACATAATCATTGTCCGTTATTGGATATCCCGTCCATCCATAAACAGGTTTTAATTTTCCTTCATCAGATAAAACAGCCTTATCCATGGTTGCATAACCATAAGATTTTTTTAATCCACTATAAAATTCTATAAACTTTTTTATACTATCCTGCATATGCTTTCATGGGTGGCATTACGCCACCCATTATTTTTATGTTTACTTAAAATGGTGTAGACTGGCTATTTGCAGTTTCATCAGATCCGTGTTTGACTTTCACATCACCTTTAGAAACGCTCATAGCAAATGATCTAGCTTGCTGATATAATCCAGCATCTTGTACTGGACCAATCTTACTTACTTCCCAACCAAACCATGTACCTTTGTCATTTTTTTGTTGAGTTGTTCTAAGTTTATAAACATGACTAAATGCTGCAGGTGTAAATAATTTACCTGATTTAGGATCTTTCATGCTTATAGAAGCCATCATACTATTCCATTTTCTAGAAATCTTTAATTGAGTTGATTTCATAGCAATTAAAGCTGAAGATGGAGTTGAGCCATTGACAATAACAAAATGACTAGCTGTTTTATCAATATAATTACCATTAGATAATCTATCTTTATAATCAGCTCCTCTAGTTGTTTGTGTCATGATATCGCTAGAAGATGGATGAATAGCAACAGGAGCACCTATTCCTTCACCTCTATCTTTCCACTCGATATATTCTAATTTGTAATGACAAGGAATTACTTCAATTCCTTTTTCACCATCAAATAATTCATTAGTAACAGAATTGTAAATCATGCCAGGTTCTGCACCTTCCACATATTTACCGTCTCTCTTATTAACTTCTGGAGACAACTGTCCTAATATTTTAAGAAAAGGTAAAGCTAAGTCCTCTTGACTTAAATTTCCTAATCCTTGATCTGCATCATCCGCAAAGGAGATAGTAGATAAAGCACCATTTGCCTTTTTAATAAGTTCATCTGATGCCTTATTATTTTCTTGGCCCTTGGTTCTTGGTTCTTGATTTATATTACTCATATTTTAACCTCTTATGTTCGAGTTATTTTGGTTCTGTTTCCTGCGAACACGTTAAATAGATCAGAGGGCATCTCGAGTCCAGCTTCTAGACGCTCTCTGACCAAAGCCTTAAGTGTCATAGGTTCGACCTTTAACTTCTGGACAGGTTCGAACCCTTGACCTTGTGCAAGGTTCGCATAAGCGATTGCCTTGTTATCTTCGTTTCGACCAAAGGAAACAGTGACCTCATTTTTAATAAGATCACCCAGGCCGTTATTACGAAGCCAGTTAAATGCTTCTTCTTTCATACTTGCTGAAATAGAAGCACCGTAGACGGGTTTGACTTCTACAGCCGATCCGTCTGCTAATTTCATAGTTTTAATATTCATTTCTTGCATCATAGTTGGAAT